ATGAATACCCCACCCCGCCTGGAGGGTTGCGGGGGCCTGCGATCCCTGCCAGAGACGCCACCAACCATAATTCACTTGGACTGGAAATTCATACAATTTGTATTCCACGGCCAGCTCCTCGAGGCACGCCTGTTCAAAGAAACGGCTGGTCGCGCAGAGTTCGCGCCACTTAACCGCCACCTCTTGCCGATTGAACCAGAGGAATCCGGCATTATAGATGCCATAACGGTCCGTGTCCGACTTGCGAATCATATGCGGGCTGAGGGCGAGTTCGGTTCCGTCCGGTATATCGGGGAGAGGGCCAAGATGGCAGATATCGGCATCACAGAAGAGAACGCCATTGCTACCAGAGGAAGCGGCAAGGGCCCACTCCATCAGCACAGTCTTTTCTTCTGTAAACTCGGCAAAGGCGCTCTTTCCTCGGATATCTCTGCGGCCCTCCATGGCGCGCCGATTCAGGCCCGTATACGCATTCAGCGCGTCCTCTTTGATAATGACTGAGCCTCCATATTTTATCGCCTTAATCAGCGGCGCAGACTTTGAGTCGGAGAAGATATACACGGTGGGTGGCTTTGCGTTCCACAGTTCCAAAGTGAAGAGTAGGACTTTCAGATCATCAATCGCAAATTCATTTACCAGTGTTGCGATTGACGTGATTTTCATATTCTATTTTATCTACGTCTTTATTCTTTAGACAAACGCCTTGTAACCACCGTGTGCTTAGCAGGCGTTTAGACAAACGCCTTGTAACCACCGTGTGCTTAGCAGGCGTTTAGACAAACGCCTTATATGTATAGAGTGCCGCAATCGCCGCCGCAAACTGCGCACCCATGTACCCAATATACTCCATATTGCTCAGGCTGCCCTTGAGGTAGAAGGCCAGACTGACAGCGGGGTTGAGGTGACCACCGCTCGTCTTGCTCAGGAGCCAGATAACAAGAGCCAGCACGCCGCCGATTACGAGCGGGTTTCCTACGACCAGGATGCTCATCAGGAAGAGGAAGGTTCCAAGAAACTCGCCGATGAGGGGGAGAACGTCGTTCATATCTACCGGTGAGAGTTAATTTTAATGAAAGCCGTAACGACGGTGTATGACCCTAAAATTTGAACGACGAATCTCCTCAACCATCTTTAAGAAAGAATGGCACTTCGTCGTATCAATAAGGAAATCGCCGACTTGAAGGCTGATCCACCAAGCAACTGTAGTGCGGGCCCAGTTGGAAGCGACCTATACCAATGGGAGGCGGTGATTATGGGCCCGGAGGACAGTCCCTACACGGGCGGCATCTTCAAACTCCGTATTCAGTTCCCGGTGGATTACCCATTCAAGCCCCCTCACATCCAGTTTATCACGAAGATCTTTCATCCAAATATCAACTCGGCAGGGATGATTTGCCTGGATATTCTTAAGACACAGTGGTCACCTGCCCTCACAATTAGCAAGGTTCTTCTGAGCATCTGTAGTCTGCTCACGGACCCAAACCCAAAGGACCCCCTCGCCCCTGATATTGCTCGTATGTATCTTGAAGAGAGGGAGAAGTATGAGGCCGAGGCTCGGCGCATGACGATTATGCACGCGGGTCTAATTTAAGTTATCACAGTATGGTAGAATGCTTTTCGAGGTAATAGCAATAGTAGGTATAGCTTTTTTACTTATGATCGCTGCGGCCCAGGCTAACGAAAACGTAGTGCGGCCGCGCATCAATGTGAAGGAACCCTTCACGGACGGGGCGGTGCCAATAACAGGCATGGTAGAGGCGTCTTCTATATCTGGAAGCCCCGCCGATATCCAAGACCAGCGGCGGCCTTACCACCTTCTGCGCGGTGTTTTACCCGACGCTGAAAAAGACGCGGTTGGCGTCCTAGGCTCACAGGCCTGTTACGAGGCAGACTTCCAGACGCGGTTTCAACCGGTTAAAAACTATCTCCAGCGCACAAACAATTATAAGCGTGCGGCACCCGACAGCTGCTCCTCTCCTATGACACAGTTTGTTACGTCTTTTTACAAGGCTGATCCCGTTGCTTAACGTCGTCAAGGACAGCCCGTGTCAGGTGGCGAATCCTGTATTAAACAGGCCTTTGCCCTCGGCGTAAAGGGTGCCGGTATCTTGAATGAGCCATCTCGTGCGTTGGCCACATCCTTCCAGAACTTATTGCGCATACCACTCGTATCAGCAAACCACTTGGGGTCCCGCTGAAGAGTGACCGTGTGAAAACTCGCGAGGGCCCAGGGGATAGTCTCATGAAGAGACCACCCATTTGACGTCAACATCGTCATATCACCCTCCGTATACGCGTAGATATACTCGGTTGTATCCACCATGTCTCTCTTCAGTAACCACATGAGACCCTCCTCCAGCGGATCAACCGGCACACACTTCATCTTCTTGGGATGTGCTGATTCCAGACGGACCTCCAGATATTCACACTCGTCTATATCCGTCACCTCCATCTGAATCTGCATCTGACACCAGTAATCAAACGGAATTGCGCCCCCAATCTCCCGTGAAATCGGACACTTGATTTCAATGAGCCGACCTGTGCGAGCGCCCCCCAAGAGGAGTCCATCGGGACTTGCCGCCAGGTGCGTATCGGTGGGATGGATGATGCGCCCCGAATCCAGGATTTTGACTGACCACCGCCGCTGGAAGATTTGCTTGACGACCGGCTCAAAGCGGATACCCCAGTCAAACGGCGACATCTCTCCAGTTGGGCAGGCGAGGCGGTTTGCTGTGAGTCTTGGAAGAGGTGGTGACGCCTTTGCGATAACGAGATTCGCATACTGGCGCTCCGACGCATAGAGCGAGGAGAACTCGCTGGCAGTCAGAACAGTGGACGCTTGCGCATACCAGTCGGCGGTTCTCTGTGGAATCTGGGGCCTCTCCAGAAGGATTTTTACATGCTGTGCCTTTTGTTCCTCGGTTAACAGGCGCCACCGCTTATTCGTTGCCGTTTCCAGAAAACTGGAGAGGCCTTGGACAATGAGATCACACACCTTCTCCTCTGCCTCTGTGAAGGGCGCCTCATACAGTTCATCTTTCCACTGCGCCTGTAGGATGGGATGTGTGCTCATAGGCGGTGCCTCTTGAATATAGTTTGACGCGGGTAAAAACATGTTCTGATATTTCTTGAACATGTTTTTACGTCAAGTTTAGGGTCCTAGTTAGACTCCGCGACCGAACTTAAGGTCGCTTGTGCCGCGACTGCTTGTGCCTCTGGTACCGCGACCGCTTGTGCCGCGACTGCTTGTGCCGCGACTGCTTGTGCCTCTGGTGCCGCGCCCGCCTTCTTTCTGAATGTGACAGCGTTCCTCTTTTCTACAATCTGGAAGAGGACTCCACCCTCAGCATTCTGGTGCATCACAAGATACTTAATCTCCGTTATTCTCTCCGTATCCATATCATAAATAACGGCCGTCTTGGAATTCAGCGTCTTCTTATCGAGCGCCTTCATGAGGAGGGTAAAGAGCGCATCCGTCTCGGCTTGTTTGAGCTGCCGCTTCTCCATCATATCCTGGCAGAATAGGCGAATACGATTGATGCGCAGACCCCTCTCAAGACGGTGCCAAGGCTTCTTATACGCAGTTGTCGCCTCGGAATCGAGAAGACGCTGGAGATTCTCATTTACAGCGTAATCTGTGCGAACACGTGCGCCACTTAGATCGGATGGAGAAGACCGGCGAAGAGTCTTATTTCTAGTGGGGAACGGGTTAGTGTTCATCATATATAGACTATGCGCTATTTCTTAAAACGGGCGCCAGAAGTTTGTGGATTGGGTGTCCAGAGAGAGGCGGGAACCTCTCGTTTACATTCCATGAATCTCCCTTTGATGTTTGGGCCGCCGATTCATCTATCAAAACATATGTGCGCCACACCTCTGTGTCTTGTGTTCCTGGCTCATTAAAACAATAAAATGTATTCATCTCCACTGTAACATCTAAATACATAATGTCGGATACTATAAATGTCCGCTTCACCTTGATATCATTTGCTTCACAGAAATCAAGAGGATGGTCCACTGAGAAGAGCTGTGTTCCGCCTCGCGCTAAGAACACCTGGAACTTGTGTATAGATAGGCCAGATGCGGATGTCGTATGCGTATATATAAATGGTAGTATAAACATACTCCTATTTAGATATGAACGAGCCTTTTCTTTACGCTGGCCAGCCCCGTATCCCGCCTCCATCTATGCAAATACGTACGAGAAAGGAGGCGTCAACTAAAGATACGGTGAATGCGCGCTTCTTTGAACAGTGGCAGACGGATGCGCCGGCACTTACAAGCGATCGGGCGGACCTGAGTGGGGCGAAAGTGTTGCTGGATATGAATCCAATAAGTTCGCGGAATGCGACACTGGATTATCGCCAGAGCCAACCGTTCGTGGCGAACGGGCCCCAGCTTGGGATGAATCCGTATTTTGACCGCTATGATCCTGTAGCGGACCCGAGGAATGCGGTTCGTGAACTGCGAAATGCGGTGTATGAAGATAAGTCGGGTGAGAGGGGGGCGGTTGAGACCCGGCGTATCCTGGAGCGGGGATTCACATCGAGATGGCTGCCTGAAGGGTTTGTCCAAGCGAACAATATGGACAGTCTGATGTCGTATGAGCTTTTGAAGCCGAAGACGGATGATATTAGGAAGACGTATCGTTAATTTCAGGGGTAACGTCGTGAGTTAATTTTAGACCAATGAACATTTCAAAGCGGCACTTAGGAATGTAAAAATTGATTCCGAAGTTCTTTCTTTTTTCTGATTAGCAATGAGCAATCTTGGTTGTATTTATTATATTAATTGTAAAGAAACAAACAAGGGTTATGTTGGACAGCATAATGAAGTAAGTCCAATAAAAAGATTTAAAAGTCATATTCAACAAGCAAAAAGAAATAAACCAGAGAGAATGGGTGTTCTACATCACGCTATAAATAAATATGGTCAGGAATCATTTACAATTGAAACATTGTGCGTTGTGCCAAAAGAAGCAATTTCTAGAATGGAAGAATATTGGGCTGAACAACTTGGAACATATACGTGGGATTATCCTGGTGGATATAATATGATTTGGTGTGGTGATACCACAAGAACAGGATTTAAGGCGTCTGAAGAAACAAAAAAGAAACAATCTGAAGCGGCAAAAGGGAGGATTGTGAGTGAAGAAACAAAAAAGAAACTATCAGAAGCTTTTAAAAATATGTCAGAAGAAACAAAGAATAAAATGATTGCAGGAAATAAGAATAGAAAGAAGCCCCCTCCACGAACAGTAGAACATCGTGAAAAAATGCATAGTATTATGAAAAAAAAATGGGAAGAGGGTACATCTCCTATACTGAAGGCATTAGAAGCACAAAAATCTAATGAGTATAAAGAAAAAGCAAAAGCTATTCTTACAGAAAGAAATAAATCTGATGAACAAAAGCAGAAGACTATCGCATTTCATACTGGACGTAAGAGGTCTGAAGAGACTTGTAGGAGAATCTCAGAGGCTAGAAAAGCATCATTTGCAAGAAAAAAAGCCCTTCAAAATCAACCTTTCACTCCTGAAGTAGCCACTCAATAAACTCCTGAATAACTTCTTGATTCGTTTGTTTTGTATGATCTGTCATAATTTCAAATGCCTTCCTGTGAGCATTATCTCTTCTTAAACCAAGTTTCAAAAGAAGTAGTTTATTATAAGAAGGGTGTTCATTACATTTGCGAATAAATGCTTGATAATAAGATTCTTCTTCAAGGTTGTTTGTGCTTCGTTTCACAAGCGATTCCATTATGAATTGCCGATGTATTTTATTTTTGAAAGAAGTTCCAAATATTTTTTGTGATTTTTTATAGCATTTGACGTGTTAATAATGGCAAATGTAGAAAAGTATGTTTAAAACCGCTTTTCCTAAATCTTAAAGTTTAGTGCCGCTTTGAAATGTTCATTGGTCTAATGAAGCTCAAGAGATTCTTTATTTTTAAATTATCACTGTATAAGTATAGAGAGATGTTTGAGTGGCTTTTTAGAACATCTCAAAAAACTATACCCCCGCCGGTTGCGGCAGTCCCAGTCAAAGCGCCGGTTGTTGTAGCGCCGGTTGTTGTAGCGCCTGTTGCGGCAGCCCCAGTGAAAGCGCCTCCCACTAAAAAATACGCTATTCCGAATGTTGTTATACCACCTCGTGAAGAGTGTGATTATGATAATATTGAACTAAGATTTTTATCCAGCACCAATATACAACCCCGTCTCGACTGTCTGAAAATTAGAGTGAACTTTCTACAAGACGATATGTTGAGGGCAAAAAAGGCATGTGGAGAAGACTTTATATGTAGACGGAAAGTTGTGTCCGCATACGAAGTTGCTCTAATGGACGCCCAAAGTGAAGTTACTAATACAGAAAATGAGCTGTTGGATAAACTTGCGGAAGAACCTGCGGAAGAACGGGACGAAACCTCCGAAAGTCTAACAGGTTCCGCGACATCCCCCTTTAACGGAGGAAGACGTAGAACAAAGAAGAACAAAAAGGCGTCTAGACGCACGCGCCGAAAACAATATAGACGCAAGCATTAATCAAATCGCACCTCCACCGCCATATCATGCTTCTGCATAATCTTCGTTGTGGACACCTCCTTGTTTGCCACGCGGCGGCGAGTAGAGCCCTTTGTCCCTGTGCTCTGGACACTTGTGGTGCTTACTGTACTGGTGGTTGTGGACGCCGTAGTCTGCGACTTCTCCTTCTGAATGTCTTTCATGAAGAGGTTCATCTCGCGCTCAATCTCAGGCGTGTGATGGCGGATATACTCCAGAATTCCCTTCTCAACCGCCCAGCGGAAGAAGTTCAGCTTTCCAACTGTCGTTAGAAAGGACTCGCGGGTGCCGATCTGGAACATGATCCGCTCCCTGCGGCAAAAGGGGTCAAACAACTTTTTACTATAAGCCTTTAATTGACTCTTATAGTTTAAATAGACGAGAAACTCCTGTTGGTTCAGAATATATGATGTGCTATGTGTCTTCGCATAGTTAGTTACAAACCAGTCGATTAGACGCAGACTGATGGCCGACGTGCCTTGTAGTATCTGTAGAATCTCATCAATATCATCTCTGTCATTGTAAAACCGCTGGAGACTTGCCACAATCAGCTCCTGCTTACAATGTATCTTACGGCGACGAGTTTGTAGTTCAAGGGCGTCGGTCATAAGAATCCTAGTTGTAAAAGACTATAATTTTTAAGCGGTCTTTACTGGCGGTTCTTACTGGCGGTCTTTACCGGCGGTCTTTACCGGCGGTCTTTACTGGCGGTTCTTTGAGCCAGTGAAAAGATGTTCTCATACTTCAGATGAGCAGCCCGCCTCCGGGATATAATCCAGAAACAAGTCAACTACAGGGTGGCACCGACGCTCCTATTGCAAAAGTCATGGGGGGTGGAGGTGGAGCACCTGAGGGCCACAATGAAACACAGAGCCTTCTCCAGGGGGGGACTGACGCGCCGATTGTGAAAATGTTAGGGGGAGGGCCAAATGAGGATGCTGCCGCAGATGAAGCGGAGTTTATCGCTAATGCCGCTAACATTGCCGC